TATGAATCTTCTGCAAAGAGTACATCGGAAGCTCAATCTTCTTATAACGAGCAAGCTAAAGCTACTATTGCAGCAGCAAAAGCAACACCTGGTACTGGTGAAGCTACTAGAGTTGTTGAAAGCGTTGATACAGGAATGGGAACCGGACCTACTACCTTCACAAGAGGTGGTGCTGTTGTAGGTTCTCTTTCACTTGACAGTCGCTTAAGAAATAACTCTCCTATTCAACAAGTACAAGCAGCTGCCTCGATCTCTGGTGCAGCTACTGCTTCTACAGTAAAAGCATCTGTGCAAGATACTCAAGCTGACAAAATGCCTAAAGTCAAAATTGATGCTAGTGACATGAATGGATCTAGATTATACAGTATTGACGGACAAGAATGGTTCTCTGCTTCTGATTTACATCGTAGATCTGTAGCTGAACAATTACTTGTTCTTCATACTGAAATTCTAACTGCATCCATGAATGCAGGCAGTGATTTTGAAGCAGAAACTAAGTTAGAAGCAGACTTAGATAAACTTGATGATATGGTTGTAGAAGCATATGAATCTGGTTCAGCATCTGTGAACGATATTGCTAAGTTTGAAAACATGGCTGCTAAATTAGGTGTCAAACCTTATTGCAATGCAGCTTTGTATGGGCTAGAATTACTTGTTTATGATGCTGTAGAAGATCCTAAAGCAAGTGAAACATCTAGGAAATTTAACTTAGATATTGCAAGTGGTATGAAGAATAACTTTAAGTGGTTTGGCGGAAAAGCTTTCAGTAAACTCAAAGGTTATGGAGCTAA